TATTGTACCTCTTGTGTGATACCAAATCGTCGGGCAACAAGTGCCCTAGTGAGCGGACCCACTGGGGCGTTTGTAGTAGAAAGTTTCAACTTGTCTCGTTCGAAACAAGACAGTCTCATTTTCTGAAATACCCGGATAACTTCGATGTACTTTATGTCACTTGTCATTCTAATTGCATAGTTGGCAGCTTCCTGGATAATTGGAGTCCCAGGATACTGTGCTAGCAATGACATTGCTTTGCAGCGTAATAATGTTCTCATTTTACGGTCAGACGAGTGCAAATATTGTCTGGTTGTCCAACCAAAGTTTGCCAACACTTTGATCGGGTCTGTAACAACAACTTGTTCGACCTCATCGAATACAAGTCCGCAAAAACTGCAGTCACCTATGAACTGGTGACAATCGAGCTTTATGGTGAAGCCCAATTTAGCAAAGTCGTTTTGAGTGGGGACATTCCCTTCAAAAGAAAATAGTCCATCATCCCCTTCGACCACACCTTTGATATTCTTGCAACCATTGGACTCAGCTACATATAGCATAGTCATTAAATTGCTGAATCCATTGCCCAGTGAAGTCGACATTTCACCACTCATCCTGGCCTCTACTTCAAATCGCACATTGTGTGAGGAAATCTTGTTGGGCCTCCCCACTACCTGGAAATTCATTTGCATGAACTCCCTGGCACCGGGTAATAATTTCGTCATGTGCTTATACAACTTAAATTCCAATAACTTCATCACATCGCCAGTAAAGTGAGACTCATAGGCAGTGTAATCAGTTTCATAATACGGTCCATCAGTGCCCAGTAATTCGGTGATATAGCGGCCACGTTCCAAAACTGGGATATGTTTGATAAAGCTGGGGTGTTTGTACACCTCATGCTCTATGAGTTTGATCCAAGGACCGTAGTAGTTCTTGAATGAATCCGAGCGGCTCATGATCCACCTAGCGTGTTTATATTCACCATAAGTCTCATCTTTGATGAAACCTTTGACGGATTTAACACACCTACTGGTGAAGTGTTCGTTATTTTCGTTGTATTCTTGTCTGAGTTGTTCTTTTCGCCATTTTGGGTAGTTGGTGTTCTCAATCCAAGTGTCATAAGATACGTCGGCGTTAGGGCTGATTGGTGTAAAATTTTCTTCCAGCCACTTGTCGACGAATGTTCCAAACCGTTTTCTCTCACTTGCACTATGAGTTGGCGGTTTGCGTCCTACTCGTTTCATAGCCCCAGCCACCTTCGTGATTGGGTCATTCAAGTCAATTTTGGGGCGAGCTACCCCATTCCAAATTGGTCCCAGGGAGACAGCGGCCACGTTCCTCTTTGTGGGTGTTAAATCCACATTGAAGTCCATGGTTTTTGTGTCCCCGGGTAATGGTAAATCGACTTCCCCGACTCTGTATCCATAGCTAACCGTGCGCCGGATGACACGATTAGCCGCATTTAAAAACCCACGGTCCTAGTCTTCCAAGCTCTACGCTGTTCAGAAGACAGCAATATTGCTCGGGCAACATGGATCGTGTTCTTAGAAATGTCATCCCCCGTCATAATATGACGTCTATCCTGATTGACGGAGGACAACCGCCTACAAGCTGCTTCCAATACCGAATTCTTATCTTCTCCACTCCCGGCCATTACACCTGGGGCGAGAATGTGGGTCAAAGTTTCCGAGCATATGGTCATTGTGGCGGATTTTTGTAGTTGGAACCTGAAGTCTAATCGTACTTGTATCAAATTCATCTGGTGTTTCATTTTTGTTCTAGCATTCGCATCTGGCCGGGTGTCATCCATTGGTCGATTCAAATGGTGCGAATATCTATAGTGGGTGTATGGTGTCAACATCAGACGATGAAAGGTTTCTTCGTCGTACTTAATCAGATAATTAAGCGGCAAAGTGGGTACGATGACAGCTGCGAGCCCCAGTCCAACTATTAGGCCAGCAGTGTACAATTTGTTTTCCGGCGTAATCCTTTCCACCAATTTAGCGCAAATGCGTTTGAAAAGGACACCAGCCCCAAGCCATCCCGACATCAGTATAGTTCCGGCTATTTTAGGTATACCATGGTACAATTTGAAATCCAATGTCTCAAACCCATGGAATGGTAGTTTCTCCTGCTCTTCTGGTACCGGCGGAATGTCGGCAGAACCAGAATTTGTCGCGGAGTTTGTTACTGACCGCCCGACTGCGGCGGCACGCTTATTATTGCGGTTTATTTTGCCCGTTCTACCTCTGGCAGATCTGCGATCAGACTTAACGTCGTCATTAACAGAAGAGCCACCCGAGCTGGCAGGGCTCGGGGCTGGGCTTTTCCCGGATTTTCTAATCTCCGAGTGGGGGCGTTTTTCGACTTTGACTCCCCCCGAACATCTAGCAGATTGGGATGAATTTGGCATATTGTGTTAGAATTTGCCAAACCCATCCCAACCTACTAGAAGGCCAGGGGAAAGATGGCACCGTTTATACACGGGTTCGTGTAGTAGAAGAGTTACCAGCTCGAGTCTGTTCTTTCAGAAGAAAGTGAGTAACATAACTGTCAACGAACAAAATTGACAAAATGTCTCAAGATCTAATCCCGTCAAGAATTCAAATTTCTGTCGGCTGAATAGTGATAAGAGCCATAGTTTGATATTGTACAAACTTTTAAAAACATTTGTTATCATTGGTTTAGATGGCCAGACCAAGCAAAAAGCCCCAAATACCCTGCACCCATACCGCAACCCGGGGATGCAGGGACAATGTGTTGGTGATATTGCTAACACGTTACTGGAGTAACGTCATCCCGCTGAATATTACAGCGATAGTGTTAACAAGATTCATTACAACATTGGACATGGGATTAAAGTTACGGCTGGTGCTGAACTGTCCGAGATAAGGGGACGTGTCAAGATTGGTGTAGGTAGTTGTGGCGATTTGTCCCTTTACTGGCCTCATGAAGAGACGAGTACCGACATTGATCGCACGACCAGCTACAGTGAATAGCTCCAAACCAGTCCCAATTTCGGAGATGATACCGGTCAAGAGATTGCCGGTAGGCTGACTGAGGGTGCCTCCTGAGTTAGAGAACACCAACGCATCGCTCATGGTTGTGGATGACAATTGAGTTGGTGAGAATACATTCGCAGTCCCCGAGCATACGACTCTATCTACGTTGGTAGCAACGGCAGAGATAGTCGCAACGGGTTCAAGAATGTGGTAAGTGACATCATAGTGTAAGATCAACTTACCTAGTTCATCACCTTTAGTCAGCGATGGGGCAATACCAAAAACCTTAAACTGCCCGTATGAAGTCAGTCGGTCATCATTGGTTGGTGCACAGTAGAGTTCCGGGCGGATGTAGGCGCCATCTGGACCCTTGTAGTTGGGCATATCTACCCTGAGTGGGGCAGTGACAGGGCCAGATTTGAAACCCTGACCTTGAGACATGGCAGCCGCAGAAAGTGGCATCGGGTCAAGGGGGTCGTAGTCAGGTGCTATGGACACAGTGCCCCCCACCGTAACGGGTTGGCTAGGGACGAACTCCAACGATACGGAATGAACGAAGAACTTCTCGTAAAGTTTGAAGTTGGCAGCCAAGAGCGGTACAGTGTGGGCAGGATTTTCCAAATAAAGCGCATCAATGTGCACAGATACTGGAACATCCTCGGTCAAGTCCGAAATGTGGCACTGACCCTTGACCCTAACCATTGTCCTGCCAGATGCTGGCCCAGTGGTCCTAGCTCCGGTGAGCTTGGGTCTCTGAGGAAGTCGGGGCAAAGGTCTCGATTGGCGGCTAGCCTTAGGTTTGTTTTGTGTTTGTGTTGTTTTAGCGGGTGGTATTTCAGCATTCAAGGACACCCATCCTGGTGAATGCTGTTTGCAGGTACGGTAGCCTATTGTTTAGGGTGGGCACACACTCGTACGCTAGCAGTAAATACCACTCCCACCATCAAGAACATTGTCAGGCGGCTGCCCCTTTCTGCGTCTGGGCGTGCCTTGTATAACCTTCAACCAATGGTCTCTGTGCTTATCCCCGCACCAAGGGGGAAGCTACGGCTTCCACGAGGTGGACTTACAGTTCGCTAATGCGCGGGTCGGCCACGAAGAAAATAACCTCAATGAAGAGTCAATAAAAAGAAC